CTTGGCCAATAATGTCTTACCAACACCTGTTGACCCCAAGAAAATAAATGAACCAATCGGTTTATTTGGGTCTTTGATTCCAAGTCTGTTTCTTCTGAGTGCTTTTGCAATTTTAGATACGGCTTCAGACTGACCAATAATTCTTTTTGATAGATTCTCTTCCAAATTAATCAGATTTTTGGTATCATCTAATGAAAGTTTGGTTACAGGTATTTTTGTCATATTTGCAACAACCTCGTAAACCAATTCAATCGGAATATCTTTCTTTTTTGTTAGTAATTCCTCCTCAAACTTCTTTTTTTCTTCATCTAATTGAGTTAGAACTTTTTTCTCCCTGTCCCTGAGTTCAGCTGCCATCTCATAGTTTTGTTTTTTAACTACGAGTAATTTTTGTTCTTTAATTTCTTGAGATTGTTTTTTTAAATCTTCAATTATTTCTGGATTTTTAACATCAACTTGAGCTCTTGCACCAACTTCATCCAAAATATCAAAAGCTTTGTCAGGAAACTCCCTATCTGTAATATATCTATCCGCAAGTTCTACGCAAGTTTTCAATGCTTCCTCAGTGTAATTAACTTTATGGTAGTTTTCGTATTTGTCTTTAACATTTCGTAGAATTTGTAATGTTTCTTCTGTAGTTGATGGAGAAACCACAACTTTTTGAAATCTTCTGTCTAAAGCTCCATCTTTTTCAATTTGTTTTTTGTACTCGTCTAAAGTAGTCGCCCCAATACATTGGATTTCACCGCGAGAAAGAGCCGGTTTTAATATATTTGACGCATCTAATGACCCTGAAGCATTACCTGCCCCAACAATGGTATGTATTTCATCAATAAACAAAACAATATTTGGATTTGCCTGTAACTCCTCCAAAATCACTTTTAATCTTTCTTCAAATTGACCTCTATATTTGGTTCCAGCAATAATTGAGTTTAAATCTAAAGATAAAATTCTTTTATCTAATAAATTTCTTGGACAATCCCCGTCAAATATTTTCATTGCCAAACCCTCAACAATTGCGGTTTTACCACAACCTGGCTCACCAATAATAATTGGATTATTTTTCTTTCTTCGAGAAAGAATTTGTGCAATTCTTATGATTTCATTTTCCCTACCAACAACAGGGTCTAATTTACCATCTTGAGCAAGTTTAATTAAATCTCTACTAAAATTATCTAAAACTGGAGTTTGAGAATTTGGTGATTGTTGTTTCTTACCTTTGTTATTATCATCGATTGATTCTATCATAACTTTTTTTATTAAATCTAACTATTTAAAATTAAAATTTCAACTATTAATTTTAATTAAAAAATTATGGCAATACTAAAAGAAGAAATCAAGGGAACTCACATTATTTGCGAAATTAAATCAAGTAATTTATCAAAGACTGACTACGACACTGATACAAAAAAATTAGTTGTTGAATTTAATAATGGTTCAAAATATGAATATGAGGATGTCCCTCACGCTATTTACACTCAGTTTAGTATGTCTGAATCGCAAGGAAGTTTTTTTATGAAAAAAATATCTAAAATTTTTAAATATAAAAAGTTATAATACTTTGAGTATTTATTAATGTGAAAGATAAAGAAATTATACAAAGTTTTAGTCTACAAGATACCCTTAATCCAAAAGTTTGGGATAACTATGATAATGTGGACAATGCAAAACTTAAAAAAGAAATAAGGGAAAATTTACTTAAATCCGCCCAAGAATTTTTATATTTTGTAGATATTGATGTAATCATATCCGACATAGTACTAATGGGTTCTTTATCAAATTTCAATTGGTCTAATTTTTCAGATTTTGATTTGCATATTATTGCGGATTACAACCAATATCCTAAAAAACAATATGATTTATATTCGGAATTTTTTGATTTAAAAAAAACACTTTTTAATTTAAAACATGATATAAAGATTAAAGGTTACGATGTTGAACTCTATTTACAAGATGAAAATTCTGAAGCCTTTAGTGATGGAGTTTACTCAGTATTAAAAGACGAATTTTTAAGTAAACCTAAAAAAACTAATTTTAAAATCGATAAAAATTTAATTAAGAAAAAATCAGAACAGTGGATGAAATTAATTGATGAGTGTATATCATCCGCTGAAAATCAAAATTTGGAAGAGTCCCAAGAAACACTTAAAACATGTTACAAAAAAATTAAAAATTATCGAAAAAGTGGTCTCGAGAAAAACGGTGAGTTTTCTATTGAAAATTTGGTTTTTAAATATCTGAGAAGAAACGGATACATTGGAAAATTATTAGAAATTAGAGACAAATTATTAGATAAGAAATTATCATTGGATGAATTGAATAATATTTTTTAAAATATTAAATATTCGATATATTTATAAAGAAAAATAATTATGGCAATTTTATCTTCTGGGCAATATACATATGTTGTTTTACCCAATGTCGTATCAGGCGGATGTAGTACTTGTACATCTTTATTACAACCACACCCAATTTATAATGCAACTAATTCAGGAGATACTGTTGTACAACTAAACGCCGTAACACTTGGTGGATTTAACGGATTAAATAATTAAATTAAATTAATAAAAAATGAGCAGACTAAAACCAATAGGTAGTGAAAAACTTCAGGGAGATGAAAAAATTCAAAGAATTTTGCAAATTGCAAGATATAAAGAAGTTACTCCTAACCCCGTAAACGAAACTGCGAAAACTGATTATGTAACAAAACTTTCTGACGGTAACATTTATGTTATTGATAAAGAAAAAATGGGATACATAATTAAAAAACAAATAAGTGAAAGTGTTAGTGAATACATTTCACCTATGAAAAATAGAAAATATTATAATTCTTATGCTGAGGCAATGAAGACATTAAATTTGATGGCTAAAGAAATTAATCAAACTTTAGGTGTTAAAGAAGGTATTTCATTATTTACAGAACAAAAAAAATATTTTTTAAAAACTCCTAAGGTTGACGCTCCTGAACCTGAAATGGGACCATCGTTAGATGACACACCGCCACCATCAGATGTTCCTATGGAACCCGAAGCACCAATGCCCGATGAAACATCAGACATGCCAATAGAACCTGAAACAGATTTACCAACAGACGATATGGGTAATATGGAAGATATTGGAATTCCTGAAGAACCTAACGACGAAATGGGAGATGAAAATGTGACATTTAAAACAATTCAAAAACTTACAGGTAAATTAGGTCAAAAAATTAGAGCAATGGAAGATTCTGGTGAAGAGATTTCTTCCAAAGATGCTAAATATGTAATTAATTCTATATTATCGGCTTTGGAAGACAATTTAGAAGAAGATGATAAAATGGACATCATTACTAAATTGGAGGGAGAAGAAGATGACGAAATGAACATGGGTGACGAAATGCCTACTAATGATGAAGAATCTTCTGACTTATCTTCAGATGAAGAAATACCTGTAGAAGATGGTGAAATGAGTGAAGGAGACATGACTGAAAAATTTGCATCAACAATGATTAATCGTGTGTTTGCTGAGTCCCAAGTAGACAAAGTATTGTCAAAATATTTTATGATTACTGAAAGTGAAAAGAAATTTGTTGAAAACAAGAAAAAAATTAAAAAAAATATTGTTGAAAACAAAAAGAAAAACGACTTAAAAGAAATTATTAGATTGTCTGAAAGTTTAAAACAAAAAAATGTTGCTGAAAAGGTGATTAATAATTTTCCTGAGGTTACCTTTGTAGGAAAAACAAATAAAGGTAATTTGGTATTTGAAAATAAAAATAAGCAATTGAAAGTTACACCTAATGGACAGATACTATGAGTTATTTAGTTTTTGTCAATGGGTTAGGGGCTAATTATAAAGGGAATAAAACTTACGAGTTTGTATTCTCGAAAAGTGATGATGTATGGGGGGACGATTGGGACACAAATCCTGCTAACGGAAACCCAACAACACCAGACATAAATGAAATTGAAAAGGTCGGAGTATTGAACAGAGAAGGTATAGAAATGGAACTCGTTCAGAACTCTGATTTTTTTTGTATGAAGGATGCGGTAGATAAAGTCGTAGCCCTTGCATGGGAAGAGGATAAAGATTTAGAAAATAGACTTGTTTTTCATTATGGAATGACAGAACAAGAGGTGAAAGATAAATTATATGAAAAAGATATAATATTAGAATTTTATAAAGAATTTGAATTATGAAAACACACAATCAAAAAATCGGAGATATAATGAAGTTGGGTTTCAGTAAGAAAACCCTTTCTTTGATGACTGAGTCTCAGGTAAATGCATTACACAAAAGATTGGTAAAGGAAGTTGAGCAAGTAACTATGACAAGATTAAAACCTGGAGAGTCCGCAACAATACCCACCAATAGCAAAAAAGTTTCAGTATTACCGGATGGAACAACAGAAATTACCGAAAAGAAATCTAAAAAAGGTAAAAATCCTTGGGCTATCTGCACATCAAGTTTGTCTGACGAATTCGGAACATCTGAAAGAAGTGAATGGACTAAAGGTCAAATGAAAAAATATGAAAGATGTGTAAAAGGTGTTAAAAAAACAATTGAAGAAGGTAAAAATCCTTATGAATTTTTGATTGAGCAAAAAATGTCTGAGATTGTAGAAAAACATTTAACACCTAAAATTTCTAAAAAAGATTTATTAGAAGCAATTAGAGTTAAAAAATTAAATGAGTCTCCTGACCCTTTGGTAAAACCAAAACCTGGTGTTAAACCTGACACAGATACTGATTTTGACCCGTTTGATGAACCATACCCAAACGAAGACCCTGAGGCAAACTCACCTGACCCTTTGGTAAAACCAAAACCTGGTGTTAAACCTGACACAGATACTGATTTTGACCCGTTTGATGAACCAGACCCAAATGACGACCCTGAAGCAGAATTGACTGACCCTGAAGCAAAAAATTTAGAGTGGTTTATGTCAAAAGTTAAAAGAATGGGAATGTTAAACAAAAAAGAAAATAATTGATATGAGATTAAAGAATAAAAAAACAATCACAGAAAACCAATTGGTTGACAAGTTCAAAAAATTATTGAACGAAGCTCCACCAATGAGTTTTGGTCCTGAAGTTGGAGACGCAAGACCTGCAGGTTCACTTAAAGGGAAAATTGAGAGAGGTGAATTACCTCTTAGTAAATTTGGACTAACTCAAGCTCAAGTTGATTTCTTTACATCTGAAGCATTCAAAGAATCAATTGTTAGATTAGAAAGATTATTCAATAGATATTCAGGAATTGATAGAAGATTAGTTGCGGGTAACCAATCATTAAAGAGAGATGCTCAAACCGCATTTGCTGAACTATACCAATTAGTTGGAATGTTATTACAAGAACTACTTCAGTTACAAAATAGAAACAGAAAGGTTTTAGAAGAAATTGCAAGTGAGTCAGTTGAAAGAGCAATGGGTATTGATAGAGAGTTTTTTGCAAAGAAGTTACAGTTAGACGGAAAGTTTACTGAAGGGTTTTTGAGAAAATTACAAGGAATGAGAGATAGAGTCGAAAACATTTCTGACGAAGAAATTATGAAAAAATTTGGGGATGTTGATGAGGAAAAGAAAGAGAAGTTAGAGCAAATGAGGGATGATTTTGAAAGTATGGGTGTTGAATTTGATGAAGAAAAAGCAAAAGAAGCCATTGAATCGTCATTTGTTATGTCCTCTGAAACTGCCGAAAAGGCTAAAGCGGCATTTTCAGATGAAGTGTCAAGACGAATGATTATTAATTTATTTAGAAGAGGTATGGCTCTTTATTACGCAAATGCTTATGATATTTGTAGTGATAAAATTGAAGAGTTACCTGACGGGGAAAGAATTTTACAATTATCAAACATACTACAACCAATTATGTTACATATGTATTGGTTATTCCCCGATATTGGTAATATGGCATCAACTGGAGGTGGACAAATCGGTCAAATTGAGGTTAAACCACCAAGTGGGATGCAAAGACCAGGCGGAGGAGGAGGAGGTGACGATGAAGAAGATGATGACGAAGAAGAAGAAGATGAAACCCCTCAACCACCAAGACAAGAGAATCGTCCATCTCAATCGCAATCAGGTCCGTTCATTATCAGAGCAAGAGCGATGACATTACCACTTTTGGTTCACGAATTGGTTAAAGGTGTAATTATGTTTTTCACATCTGCCGGTGGTGATAAAAGTGAAAAAGGTCAACTTGCTAAAAAACAAGCCACTTCACTTGAAGTTGAAGCTTATGATTTAGTATATGGTGAAAAATTCTATTTAGAGTTTTATAAAATATTTAACAGATTAGTTTCAGATTCACAAGAGCAAAGAGACTTAACTCCATTTATGTTGAAGTTTTTATCTGAAGAAAAGTATGAAACTTTGGTTGAACTTGCCAAATCTTTATTTACTATGGGACTTTCTGACCCTCAGTTTGCGGAGAATTATATACAGGGATTAGTTGATAAGTCAAAGAAACTACAATCAAAAATGCAAAGCAATCCATCATACAGAGAAAAGAAAAAGTATAAGAGTGATGAAACTGATGACGATTACTTATCTGATTTAGGATTATAAAAACATTAAACCCCTCCAAGTTGAGGGGTTTATTATTTCTAAGTATTTATATTATATATGAGTTTAACAAAAGAACAAGTCATTATTGAATATGGTAGGTGTATGAAATCAACAGAGTATGCACTTAAAACCTATTTACAAACTTATGACAATACGGTATCAAAATATGTTCCATTGGAATTATTTCCCGACCAAATAAGTTTATTGGAAGACTATGAAAACTTTAATGAAAACATTGCGTTAAAATATCGTCAGGCTGGTGTATCTACCGTAACCGCGGCTTGGACATCTAAACGATTGGTTTTTGCAAGAAAAAACAAACCTGAAAAGATTTTGATTATTGCAAACAAATTGGATACTGCGGTTGAAATGGCTAACAAGATTAGAGGTTTTACTGAACAATGGCCAAAGTGGGTCGGTGTTACATTCTCATCTGAAAAAAACTCACAAAGACATTTTAAATTGACTAATGGTTGTGAAGTTAAAGCAGTTGCAACATCAAAAGATGCTCTTCGTGGATATACCCCAACTATACTTGTATTTGATGAAGCCGCATATATTGAAGCGGATGGGGATTTTTGGGCGGCTTGTATGGCGTCATTATCCACAGGGGGTAAAGTAATTGTTGTATCAACACCAAATGGGTATGACCCAATTTATTATGAAATATATGACCAAGCTCTAAAGAACATGAACGAGTTTAAAATCTCGGAAATGGTTTGGTTTAAAGACCCAAGATATACAAAAGATTTACACTTAATAAAGGTTAATGATATCATTCATTTTTATTTGAACAGAGATGAATATCCTGATGTTGAAATAATTGAATATAAAGATGTACCTTTTAAAGAAAGGAACTACGACGATATAAAATCTTTAATTTCCAATGGATATAAACCAAATTCTTCTTGGTATGAATCGATGGTTAAAAAACTTAAATATGACAGAAGAAAGGTTAATCAAGAATTAGAATGTGCATTCTTAGGGTCTGGAGATAATGTATTTGACAATACTATCTTAGATAATATAAGAGTTAATTTAGTTAAGGAACCTCAAAACAAGTTTATGGGAGGTTCGTTATGGATTTGGAAAGAGCCTGAAATTGGTCACAAATATATCATGGGAGTTGATGTAAGTAGAGGAGATAGTGAGGACTTTTCAACATTTCAAGTTTTGGATTTTGATACAAGGGAACAAGTTGCGGAGTATATTGGAAAAATTCCACCAGACACCTTGGCTGAAATATGTTACAAATGGGGTAATATGTATTCCGCATTTATTGTTGTGGATATTACAGGAGGTATGGGAGTCACAACATCAAGAAAATTACAAGAGTTAGGTTATCGAAATTTATATGTTGATGGGGTTGATTACCAAAATAAATGGAAGTTTGACCCAAAAGCTGCGGATAAAATCCCTGGAATAAATTTTAATGCAAAACGAGTTCAAATAATTGCAACTTTTGAAGAATATTTAAGACATGGATTTAAAGTTTATTCAAATAGATTACTTAATGAAATGTCAACCTTTGTATATGTTAATGGAAGACCTGACCACCAAAAAGGACATCATGATGATTTAATTATGGCTACGGCTATGTGTATCTATGTTGGGGAAAATTCTTTTACATCTATGACAAAGGTAACAGAGCACACAAAGGCAATGATTGATTCTTGGCATGTGAGTACAACAACAAAACAACAAACAGATTTTTTTAATCCTATACTACAGGAAAATAAACCAAAAACAAATACCATAACTAAAGATGATTACATGAAACATTCTTGGTTATTTGGAGGAATGAGATAATGGGACTATCACAAAGAAAAACTAGTGGAAAATTAAATGGAGGGTCTAAAATGGTTGTAGTTGGACAAGGTATTTTTTCTGAAAAAAAAAGTGTACCTAACTCTGAAAAACAAACATACATATTAGACGGTAAACCAGGAGAATTGATACCGTGTACTTTTGAACAAGGTAAAATAGACCCAATATTTAATTTTAGTAAAAATGATACAAATACCGGATTTAATGTATTTGCAGAATATAATCCATTCTATTTAAAAAATACAATAGTTGCTCAATACCAAGAAAACTGGTTCAAAATCTCACAATTTGATATTAATGGAAATGTATCTACAGAATATGGATTCAATACCCCATTACAATTAGATAACGGAGCGGATGGGATTATAACTGATTTGTATAATAGATTTATTTTATATGGATTGTCATTATTAGTTAATAACAAAAATTTTATTTGTAAAATAAATTCAAATGGTACAGTCTATACTAATTTTACATCTCCATTTGACGGAACTGTTAATCATAAAAATTTTTTAGTACGAACAGATAAATATGGGTACCTATATGTTATAGGTATTAGTAACCCAGACCCAACAGGTGCATCATTAAAATACACAGGACCATCAAGAAACTTTATTTATTCCCAATTTATGAAATTAAATTCTAATGGAAGTATAAATGAAGATTTTAATATTGTAGAAACAACTAGAACATTTAATTCTAATTTTTTTAATCCAAAGTCAACTGCAAATATTAGAGGTATTAAGTTTGACTCAAGAGATAAAATTTACATATATGGAAGTTTTACTTCATATAGTGGACACTCTTCGGGTAATATTATAAGATTAAATTCTAACGGTTATCCTGATACAACATTTAATCAGGCTAATTATATTAATGGAACAATTTATGACATTGCAATAATTAACGACAATAAATTAATACTTTGTGGAGAAATCTCAGCATGGAAAGCATTTAGTACTAATAACATTATTAAACTTGATGAAGGGGTATTTGATGAAGAATTTAGTGACAATTTACCCAAAGATTATTTTAGAGATAAAATTATAAGAAGTGTTGAAATTGATACTAATGGTAAAATTTTAGTTGGGGGTGATTTTGGATTTATAAGATTGAATATTGATGGGACATTGGATACATCATTTGAGGTGAATATATTATCCCAAAGCATTGTAAATAAGTTTACAAAATCACTTAATAAAGGGTATTTTGTTGGAGGAGTTTTGAATAAAACTCAAAGTTTGCAACCAATTAACAATATTATAAAATTAAAAGGATGTTAATATACAATAAATTAGAAAAAAGTTCTACTATTTAATTATATGAGTGAAAATAAATTAACAGTATGGCAAAGATTATCACAAGCATTTGGCCCTAATTCTCTTTTAGGTCAAGATTATCCAACATACAAGTACGATAAACAAGAATTATTAAAGACTACTTCTAAACAAGAATATGAAAGAGAAAAATTAGAAGCTAGACAAACATATTACTTGGCCAACCAGTGGTCAAAAATTGAAAATAATCTTTACCAGCAAGCGATTTATTATGAGCCAACAAGATTATCTTCTTTTTATGATTATGAATCTATGGAGTTTACTCCTGAAATCGCAACCGCATTAGACATCTATTCCGAAGAATCAACCACAGTAAATCAAGATGGATATATTATTCAAATTTACTCAGAGTCAAAGAGGATAAAATCAATTTTAGTCGACTTATTTAATAATGTTTTAGATATTAATACTAATTTACCTATGTGGACAAGAAATACTTGTAAATATGGGGACAATTTTGTGTATCTGAAACTTGACCCTGAGAAAGGAATAATTGGTTGTATGCAATTACCTGTAATTGAAATTGAAAGACAGGAAGCCGGAATGGGTTCAAAAGCATTAGAGTCTCAAACAGACCCAACAAAAAAATTCACAAAGTTTAAATGGAAACAAAAAGACATGGAATTTAATACTTGGGAGGTTGCACATTTTAGATTACTTGGAGACGACAGAAGATTACCATACGGAACATCTATGTTAGAAAAGGCTAGAAGAATTTGGAAACAGTTATTACTTTCTGAAGACGCTATGTTAATATATAGAACATCAAGAGCTCCTGAAAGAAGAGTTTTTAAAGTTTTTGTTGGTAATATGGACGATGCGGATGTTGAACCATATATCCAAAGATTTGCAAATAAATTTAAGAGGTCTCAAGTTGTTGATTCAAATAGTGGTAATGTTGATATGAGATTCAATCAAATGGCGGTTGACCAAGATTACTTTGTTCCTGTTAGGGACCCCGCACAAGCATCCCCAATTGAAACATTGGCGGGAGCTCAGAACCTTTCAGAAATTGCGGATATTGAGTATATTCAAAAGAAATTATTAACAGCTTCAAGAGTACCAAAGGCATTTTTAGGGTTTGAGGAGGCTGTTGGTGACGGAAAAAGTTTGGCATTACAAGATATTCGTTTTGCAAGAACAATTAATAGAATACAAAAAAGTATGTTGCAAGAACTAAATAAAATTGCAATTATTCACTTATTTTTATTAGGGTT